ACTTGGTTGTATTGGGTAATACAGGCGTTGAGGCTTGTGATGGCGTTGTCTCCTTCTGTTGCGATGGAGATAAGAGCTTTGATAGTCTCTCGCTCAGATTCGCTTGGAGGGGCTGTATCTCCTCCGCTAGGGGCGGCATTTGTATTGGCTTGTACACCACAGGAGGAGGGGAGGCGCAACTCACCAGAGTCAGCCCTAGCATCAAGGCGAGCTTTGTTTGAATTAATTGCATTTCTTTCCTTCTGTAGTGAACTACTCAAATTTTTTACTTTTGTAGTTAGCTCTGCTTCTTTTGCCCGAGCTTCGCCATTAAGTCGCTCAATTTCGACTTGATCTTCTGTAACTCTTCTTTGATAACCGTGATGATCTGCGACATAGTAACCTCCTAAAATCATTAAAATAACACTGACAATCTGTACTGGGAACTTATATGTACCCAACGGAAACACGTAAGACACTACGTGTACCAAAATTGAACATATAAGTACACAATATGCAATATAGAGGAAAATGTTAGCGAAAAATTCAATCATTGACGCTATCCCTCGCATGAGCCATTCTAAGTCTTTCCTCGTCATCTTCCAAGACAGGTGGGCCTGACGGAGGGGGTGGAGGTGTCCAATTCTGGAATTGAACATTAGACTGTGGCATTGCCCCAAAAGGTTGCGACATAGCCCCAAAACCCATAGGCTGTCCGAAATTGGGGTAGCAAGGGGGCATCTGAGGTGTTGTGGCTTGTTTTATCGATCCCAAAGAACCTGCTATGCCCCCCGCTACTTTTTTGCCTGCAACGCCTCCTATTGCCCCCACAAGGAGGAGCACGATGTCGTTGAGCATCTTTGTATACGCTTGGTCAATCGGGGCCATAGCTTTAATAGGCTGAACCACAAAAGTGACGGAATAAAGAAGAGCAATAACAATGAAAAATAAAATGGCAGTAATAGATAGGACAACAATCGCCCAAACACGAGTGACAATTTCTTCATCTGTTAATCTATTCATTTCACTGGCGCGGTCAAGTACTCAGGACAAGTCTGACTAAACTCGCACTGAGGATGCTGACACTCTTTCTCATTAAAATGGGCAAAGTCTTGACACTTGTACCTGTAAGCATCTTTACAGGAAACTAGTAAAAGCGTGAGAATAATTACATATCTCATTCAATGACACCTTTGCTTTTTTGGTAGTCTAGATGAATACCATACATGAGTACGGAGAAAATAAATATCCATGTAACCACGCCCGTAGCCAAAGCCACTCGAACTTTCCATTTATCGATAAACTGGCGGCGCTGAAGGGCAACCAACTCACGGGCTTTTTTTCGTCACGCTCGATTTTTTCTCGCTCTTTTCGCACAATTTCGCGCATTTCTGTGAACTTTTGCCATAAACCGGGCATCCCGACCTGATAAATGATCATTTCTCTTAACTCAGTCTCCATCTGATCGATCTGCTGTTGGCGCAGAATTCTGTTCATTGCCTCTTCGTTGATGCTGATATTCTTGGGCAATGGGTTCTTCTTGGCTTCTTTCTCTGCTTCTTTGAAAGACTCTTGGTGAGTAAAAAATGCGCCAAGGTTTTTCCCAATATCCCCGACAATATCACCAACGTCTTTACCGTCCCGCTTGAAGTCTTGATATAGATCAATGCACTCACGAATCCCTGCATGAGCCGCCTTACACGCCGCAAAGATGGTGATTGGATCCATTAGATTCCAAAGAACTTGTGGAAAAACTGAGCCGCCACACCCGGCCCAAACATCACCATGGCCATCACAGCATAGATCAAATACTCGATCTTAGTCATGCGTCTTTCGCCATTCTTTAACGATGCTTCAATGTTGCGATAGCGCTCATCGCAAACAGCAATGTGGACGGCTAGGTCTTTCTCGGTATCGCTCATTCTTCACCTATGATTGCTGTTGATGTTTCTCTGTTAATGGTCATTTTACCTTCGCAGGTAAAGTTCCAATCTTCACTTCTAGAGTCTTTTTCAGTCTTTGAGGGTACATTTATTTCAACATTCTTGAATAAATATTCCTTTTCTCCCTCAAAGACTCTCCAACAATGGTCTTTTGAACCCCTTCCAGTTGCTCCCCTAGATTTGTTGAATCTGATTGAATACTTCATATCACCTCAGCCTCTGGTGGCGTGGTAATAGTCACTAGATTATTAACTCTAACACCAATATTGAAGTGAATAAACTTCAAAGGCTTTAAGGATGCATGGCGAGTAAAAGAATGGGGTGCCCAAGCATTGGCAAAAAATATCATCCCTGCCTCTGGCACAAAATTAATCATGTTACTAGCCTGAGTTGCTTCGTTCATATTGGATTCAGGAATATGAGCCATGACCTTACCGGGTCTAGGATCATGAACTACAACCCTTGATGACTCTGGCGGCACTTCAATAAAGTAGAAACCAACAATCTGCGCCCCATAAGGATGAACGTGCTCGTCCATTGCCGAATGTCTGTGGTGCTCTTGCCCCCAAAACTCAGTGAAAAATGTGACCTTATCATCCATTTTGTAACCCTGAGATTGCAAAATGTTCCAAGCAGTTGATGCAATGTAATTGCAAGCCTCTTCCAATCTTGGATCACCAAACAAGTTTCCAGTCATGTGAACTGGGTATAACTTGTCCAATAATTTATCGGTCTTACCCTTCTTCTCTTTTTTAATTAACTTTATGTTTTCGTTGAAAACAGCAGTGGCATCTTTGAGAAATTCTTTTTTCTTGATGGTATATACGGCTGTAGGGAAGTAAAAGTGAGCACTTAATTGCTGTTCAATTGCTTCTTGGTTTACTTCCTTAACTTCACCAACAATTTCAACAGAGTTTTCGTCAAACATAATCTTCCTTTGATAGTTAACAATAAGTTAGATTATGCACCATAAATACTATTAACGACCAATAATAGCCATTATTTCAGCCTCTGTAAGTCCAAGTGCTGTAAGTTTTGCAATTGCAGATTCCTTTTCTGCAATTGTAGGATCTACAACTGGCGTTGGTGTTACAGGTGCTACAAATGTCTCATTAGAATATGTATAACCTATACCAATTGTTATACCTTCAACATTAATTGCTGTATGAGTATTGGGAGCAGACCAAGAATCACCACCATCCCAAAGAATTACATTGTCTACAACATTTGTTTCTTTATTAATTAATGCGTATTTATACATTTTGATTACCAACTTCTAACAATAATTTGACCGTTTCCACCCTTGGCGCCTGCTCCACTGGCTCTTGAATTTCCAGTAAATCCTGCTCCCCCGCCACCACCACCACCACCGCCGGGTGTAGCTCCGCAACCACCTTTACCACCGGCATTTGTTGCACCGCCACCGCCGCCTCCAGAACCACCGCCGCCAGAACCAGTTTTAAACACAACGCCATTTTGTCCTACTCCTCCGGGTGCAGTTCCTCTTGTTGCTTGACAAGAAGCACAAGTTTGATACCCTTGACCACCTCCTAGACCTCCGGCTGTTGCCGCACCCGATGTGCAATTTGTTGTACCGCCACCACCGCCACCACTGGGGCCAAAAATAGAACTACCTGCATTGTAAGGGACAGCGCCATTAATTGGTGTACCACCAGCACCACCACCCCATTCTGCACTGCCTCCACCACAGACTGATGAACCGGCACCACCGCCCCCAACTGTATTAAAATTAGTTGTAGAACCAAAATAAGTGTTAGAAGGATAACCACCGTTTTTACCTGATGAAATTGCGGTTGGAGTGATACCAGCGCTACCAGAACCACCGCCACTACCACCCGGAGCTTGTGCGGCACCCACGACACCTTTGAATCCACCGCCACCACCATAAGATTTTGCATAAGCGGTTGCAAGTGTTGATCCAAAGTATGTATTACCTCCTACAACTCCAGAATTACCATTAGTTGTACAAGTTACCGATGCCCCACCGCATCCACCTGCACCAATTGTTACGTTAACTGTTGAAGTTAAACAAGCCGCTGAAAATATTGATTGAACTCTTGCGCCTGCGCCTCCTCCACCACCTCCGGGCTTTCCGCAAATACTAGCATATGAAGCGCCACTACCACCACCACCACCTGCACCCCAAACACACACTTGAACATAAGTAATACCTGCGGGTTTAGTCCAAGTACCTGAAGAGGTGAATGTTTGTAAGTTTGCACTAGAAGCCGATACGCAAGCCCAAACAGGAGTTCCTGCGCCTGCTGATTTCAAATATTGACCAGAAGTACCTGCGGCTGTTACTCCATGTGCAGTACCTGTTCCATAAATAATTGCGCCCGCTGTTGGCGTTGCAGTAGAATTTGTACCGCCATTTGCAATTGGTAACGTACCACTCACACCAGTTGTCAATGATGCTTGACCTGATGTATTTAGATTGTCGGCAAATGCGCCTAAATTACGAGGTTGTGTCATTGTCTTTCCTTACGTTAAAGCAACCCAAGTTGCTGTTGCAAAATCAAATTTATATTGTTTACCATCATCTGGATATGGTGGACGAACAACCCAAGAATTTGTTGTGCCTTGCCAGAAATAATTACCATCTGTTGGTCTTGGCGTTGGAGGAACATAAGCACAGGTAGCCTCGTCAAATGTCCATGCAGAGAAATTATCACGATTTGGTAGGGCTGACCAAGCATCTTTTACTACTTGTTGTGCTTCAGCCTTTTCTGTATCCGTCATGTCACGCAAAGCCCAAACATCAGTCCACACACCATTGACTTTTTGATAAGTTGGATCTGGTGAAGCAAGCACTTGATAAACGGTAGGAACAGGTCGTTCTACACGAATGAAGGGCTCCCACTCTGATGGGATAGATCCAAAAGCCTGAAGCAAGTTGTCTTCAAACGCAGGGTGATCAATTGTGTTTCCGTTACCGTCTGTTTTAATATAAAGATTCATTTTCTACTCCAAAATTAAGGCGATCCAACGCAAGTTGATGGGAATTGTCGGGTAGTTCCCGGCCAGACGATACGTACAGCACCTGTTGCGCCACATCCTCCTGCGCCATTTGGAGCAATTGTGGCGTTACCGCCACCGCCGCCACCTCCGTAACTACCGCCATTGCCACCAATTTTTGTTGTTGCGGTTACACCTGCACCGCCACCACTTCCACCGCCACCGCCATGACTGCAACCGCCACCACCAGCGGCTCCAGCAGTGCCGTTAGACCCTTGACCAAATAGGCCAGTGCCGCCACCACCACCGCCACCAAATTTACAACCGCCATATCTATCCATACCGCCGCCGCCGCCACCACCCGATCCTGCGGTGGGATATAAACCACCTGTGCCACCGGTACCAGAATATCCTCCTGCGCCTCCACCACCTCCCGGTGCCAAATACTGACATTCAGGTTCACTGCCTCCACCACTACCACCACCACAACCATGCGCTCTAACACCGCCACTAGCCGTGCCAGTGTAATTAACAATTCCACCACCACCTGCACATAAAGTTGCAGTACCAATCCAGAAACTATTGCATCCAACAAGTCCTGTAGCCCCTGCACCTCCTCCTGCTCCTTTTGCGGCAACTTTTAAAGAATAACTGTTTCCGGGCGTTACAGAAAAATTGTTAATATAACCTAAAGCGCCACCACCGCCACCACCACCTCCATTGGGGCCTGCACATTGGAAGCCGCCACCACCGCCACCGCCGCCGCCAATTGCAACTACAGAAACAGAAGTTACGCAAGCAGGAGCAACCCAAGAATAAGTGCCGGGTGTTGTGTAAGACTGTGAACTTGGAGCAATGGGCGTAGTAACACTATTACTATTGCCACTATAAGAACCATATCCAACAGAATTTTGTGCTCTAACTTGGAATGTGTAACTTGTAGATGCTGTTAAACCTGATACTGTAATTGGGCTACTAGCTCCTGTAGCCGTAATGCTTCCGGGGCTTGATATAGCTTGATAGTTTGTAATAGTTGCGCCACCATTAGAAGCAGGGGCTGTAAATGCCACTGTTGCCGTAGTTGCGCCAGTTGCTGTTGCCGTTCCAATAGTGGGTGCGCCGGGAACAACAGCAGAAATAGTAGCAGTTGTGTTTGAGTTTGCATTTATACTGCTAATAGCATTAGTCGCTGTAACTGTAGCGTAAAGAGTATTTCCAACATCACCTGCAACTAATGTATATGTACTTGATGTTGCACCGCCAATAGCAGTGCTTGGGCTTCTATACCATTGATATGTGTATGTTGGTGTCGGTACACCTGTCCATGTTCCTGTTGTAGTCGTTAAAGTTGACCCAAATGAAGTTGTTCCCGTAACAGCAGGAGCAACCGTATTTACGGGTGGTGAGCCATAACTACCACCAACAAAGGAATTAAGAATGCCACTCATGTCACATTAGTCCCTGTTAATAGCCATTGAGTTGTAGCAATCTTGATACAGTTTGCTATGCCATATTGAGCCAAAGTCCTAGATCCAGTTCCACCACCTTGCGCCCAAGTTAATGTGTCTGAAGTAATAGAGATTGTCACTGCATTTGCTGACATATTAATGAACTGAATCACTGTGCCAATTGGATATGCAACTGAAGCATTGGCGGCAATAGTGAAAGTTCTTGCATTTGCATCGCTTGCAGGGTGGAATATTGCATATCCAGAGTCTGCCAAAACAGTCGTGTAGTTTGCGCTTTGGCTATTCTGGGGAATATTTTGGTAGCCCAGAGTGCCAGAAACAGGCAAAGTTACAGAAGTTGCCGCAGTAACGGTAACAGTCGTTGCAAATGCACCGCTGAATGTTAAGTTTCCACCTGTTGTGAATGTTCCACCAGTAGAAAGATTACCGCCTACTGTGATTGTATAGGAGCCATTATTAACACCTGTACCGCCATAAGTGCCACCTAAAGTTCCCCATGTGGGTGACCCTGTACCACCAGATAGAAGTGGCTGTCCAGATGTGCCTGCGGCAGTGAATAAAGTCGTACTTGCGGCTGATTGGTAAGGCACGACACCTGCTGAACCACCAGAAATATTTGTGGCATTTCCTATAGCAGTTGTGTTATAGGCTATAAATTCAACAATATCTCCCGCGCTCGTGCCTGTTGCAAGAACAACGGTCGTACCATTTGTTGCCGTGTAGTCAGCACCATTTAAAAATGAGCCGTTCAAGTATACTTCAACGTATCCAACCGTGTAGGTCACAGTGAATGTAGTTTGACTGGCACTGGCAGTTATGCTTGTTCTGGTATAAGTTGAGCTTGCTCCACCACCACTGATACTTTTAATGGCTGAACCATTGTTGTAGTACAAAACACCATCAGCATAATTAAGTGCCAACTCGCCAGTAGTCAAATTAGACGTGGTAGGCTTATTTCCAGTGGTTCCACTGTTAAAAAGAATGATTGGGGTGTAACCTGATGCCGCCATGATTAATCCTTAGAAAGTTCCACCATTAATACCTGCTGTTAAGGTATTATTAGTGTAATTGTATGTCAATAATGTGTTTGTGGTAAGGGGTTGATTACCTGTTGCAGTCGCTGAAAATGTCAAATAATTGGTTGCGCCAGTACCTGCGGCCAAGGTCACATTGGTTGCCGTTCCTGCTGTAGCGGCATTCAAATTTGCAACTTGAGTTGTACTGGTAACAGTCAAAGGTGCTGTACCTGTAGCAACGGTCGAAACAAGCGTATTTCCAGTGACTGCTTGCGTTGATGTAATTGCCGAGCCTGTACTTAAAGTATTGGTAGACCAAAAAGTACTTGATGGAATTGATGCATGGGAATCCCAAGAACCTGCGGCTGTTGAATTACTCAATAAACTTACAGTTACAAATGCACCAGCTTGAACAGTAACAATTGTGGTGCTTGAGTTATTCTTGACAACAATAGTTCCACTACTTTGGTTGTTGTTAAATGTGAAATCTGCTCCATTTGGAAGCGTAGTTGCATCAGGCAATTGATAAGTTTGGCCACCAGAGCCAGTAACAACATAATTTGGTACTGAAGATGCTGTAAGTACAGTGGTTGTACCTGCGGCGGCTACGCTTGAATAACCTTCAAAAATTGAATTTGTATTAATATTGCCATTAGCATCTTTGACAACAACACCGCTTACGGCATTGGTAGTATTGCCTAAAGCAGTAGCAACTCCAGTTCCTAAGCCACTAACACCAGTGCTAATTGGTAATCCAGTGGCATTAGTTAAAGTTGCAGACGATGGCGTACCGAGTGCAGGCGTCACCAAAGTAGGGCTTGTGGATAAAACTACGTTTCCAGAACCAGTGGTGGAATAAGAAGCTCCCCAAGATGTACCTGTAGAATTAGGTATTCCTGAACTAGGATAAATCATCCCACTAGGTGCAGATTGCCATGAGGCGGTACTGCCATTTGATGTCAGTAAGTACCCACTTGCTCCAATAGGCAATCTGGCGGGCAAATTAGACACATTCCCAATTATCAGGTCACCTTGAGTGGTAATAGGTGAAAGATTTGAAAATGCAGTGGATGCAGTTGTTGCGGCAGTTCCACCATTAGCGATGGGGACAACGCCAATAGCAATTGTTCCAGTGCTTGTAATTGTGCCGCCAGTTAAACCAGTTCCTGCTGTGATTGATGTAACAGCACTAACCCCTGCCACGGCTGTATTTACAAAGGCAGTCGTTGCAATTTGTGTAGAGTTTGTTCCGGCTGTAGCTGTAGGCGCAGAAGGAGTTCCCGTGAATGTTGGGCCTGCACTAAGAACAACACTTCCTGATCCAGTGCTTGTAGTTGTTCCAGTTCCACCATTATTAACATTTAACGTACCGCCCAATGTTATAACGCCAGTTGTTGCAGATGCAGGCGTTAATCCTGTGGTTCCACCCGCAAAAGAAGCTACACCCGCAACACTGCCTGAAATTTGATTCAGAACAAATGCTGTTGTGGCTACTTGTGTAGTATTGGTATTAAGGGCGGCTGTAGGCGCTGTAGGCGTTCCAGTAAGCGCAGGACTAACCGCCAATACCACCGCACCAGTTCCAGTTGTTGATGCATTAGAGGCTGATGTAGCGCGTCCATAGGCATCAAAAGTAACTGTAGGCAGGGTATAAGAGCCTGCTGTTACTGCGGTCGTTGCAAGGCTGATTTGGGGGCTTGTAGACCCATTGGCAACCGATATTTGACCACTGACACCAGTTACTGACACGGTGCTGAGTGCTGTACCGCTAATGGCTAACAATCCTGTGCCAGTAGTTCCTACAAGGTTTTGTAGTACCGTGGACAATGAAATTGTGGGGTTTCCAGTCGTGCCATCTGGGTTTGTAATTGTTAAGCCAGTACCTGACGATGCAATTTGCACATTGGTCAGTGTTGATCCGCTTGTTTTAACTTGAATGCCATTGCCAGAACTAATCAGGGATGACAAGGCACCTGTTACAGCAATTGTGTAGCTACCTTGTGCGCCACCATCTGTAAATGTTAGACCAGTTGATACTGCAATTTGGCGGCTATTGGCCAAACTAGTCTGTTGTCCAACAGTTAAAAACGGTTGGGTTTGTGTAGGCTGTACAGAAATCGCACCAGTTGTCGTCTGGACTGTGACACCATTTTGCACAATCGGCACTGATTCCAAACCCGTGAGAGCACTGGCTAATGGTAATTGCGTTATGGTTACATTTGACATAATTAGCTCAATGAAAGGTTGTCAAGGTTGCCATTTTGGGCAGGATTTGAAGTGGTTTGCTCAGGAGATATAACAGCATTTGAATACTCGCCAGTTTGCAAGTTATTATTTGTTGTTGCCACATCTTGATCTGGTCTTGGAAAACGAATGTTGATACGTTCAGTCTTCCGAGCCGCAAGTCGATATGGGTCTTTCTCGTCAGCACAGCCTTCGTTGCATACACGCAAACCGGGAAAGTTTGGATCGTTTCTCATCACCGCATGAGGACGCTTCATCTTGCACCGATCACAAATCGCAATCGATATTGTAGACATTCCACGTGTATCAAGGAATATAGGCATAATTACCTCGTATACACAGAGATATTAGGTGCAAAGTATTCTGGTGATTTGTCGCGTTCTTCTTGTTCGACATCATAAAGATGCTTATCTGCCATCTTTTCAAGATACATGATTCTTTGAATGTCAACTGCAGGAAACTCCAAGCTCATTTTGTGAGCTAGTAAGTTAATTACAGCCTCATACCAACGATTCGGTATGGCCAATTGCCCCGAAAGGGCACCAACGTCTTGGATATAGGCTGAATACCATACAGTGACCTGCACAAATGAAGTAGAGGGGACTGGCCAAAGCGCCAAAGTGGGATTTGGTATTGTTCTTTCAAAATAATATTGAAAAGGTTGGTTGGCAGTAAAGTTTTTGTTAGGCAAATTGGTGTAATCGTCCCTATTTAGACGTGACATCTCAATTTCTGTGCTCATGTTTCCAAAATATAGCTCTCGCAACGCCAATGTAGTGCCATTAAATGCCAAAATACGGTAGTAAATGACATTGGATCCGGGATCTATGTCTTGCCAAATCCATTGGCCATCAGTCACCGTGACTGCAGTAGCCGTATATAGCGTAGTCCAGTTTGTATTATCGCTCGAAGACTGTAAGTAATAGCTCCAAGTAGACGTTCCCCCCCCAGAAATGTAGGGCATGATGCCAATTGAGCCTATATACTGAGGATTACTTGTGCCGTAATTGATTGCAAAGTTTCCATTTGCGCTTGTTTGTTGGCAATATGTACTGACATCTTGGTCATACAAGTTGGAAACAGTACCGCCTGCGCTAGAAGTATAGCTACCAGAAGGTTGCTTCATTTGCCGATATAAGACGTTTAGAGCGTCATTTGCACCCGCAGGCAGGGTGTACATATACTGGTTTGCATTACAGCCTATAACGGTCTTAGAAATGGCAAAATACTGTATTCCACGGTTCATCATGTGCGACAAAAGGAAAAAAAGGTTTTCCCTAGCCGCTAACTGAAGCTCAGAACTTATCTCTTCGGCCAATTTTCCGCACCTACGCGCCGCATGATCAATTACGGTTTGTACGGTAACTACGGTTTGACCTACTGTTCCTGAGTATGCCATTTAATTTCCTTACCAACCGGGACAGTTCCAACGCTTTAGTGATGCCTTAGCTCTTGGCGCATCTCCACTTGCGTGTTTTACTACCCCAGACATTCTTGCACAAAATGAATCCTTGCGTGAACCACCTTGGGGCTGTGGAGCCTTTAAATGGCTTCCTGTCTCACGGTTGTACTTAGCCCTGCCTTTAGCTGTGAGTCCCGCGCCTTTGTCTGTCGATAGTTTTTCACCTCGTCCGACAGCCAATGACACGCCACCACCATCTTTGTGCTTTGCAGTTTTAGCTGATTCTTTGAAAGCTTCAGCAGTTGGGGCACCCTTTGAACCAACTTTTCGCATTTTTTCATGAGATCCATGGGCAATCCTCTCTTGTTTTGCATGAATATTGGCATACAAGCCGCCTTTGGCCATTTTCTTCCCCTCATCAGCTTTGACAAATTCTTTGCCGACCTTCTGAGGAACACCACCAAACCCACCTTTTGTGTGGGCGGCGGCTTCCATCAGCCTGTGTTGAGCAGGTGATTTACTTGGCATATTAAGCTTGTGACTCTTGCCAAGATAAACGGGCAAATGCAGTACCGTTTGAACCAATTTGGCTAACCGTTACATACAAAATATCAGGACCATCAGGATAAGTTCCCGCTTGGCTTGTAGGCACAGTGTTTGACAATCCACCACCCAATATGCAATTACCAAAAGGTGCAACTGCAGTTAAGTCTAGAGTTGTTTGGCCTGCTGTATTGGTAAAGAATGCCGCAAT